CGATCTCTCACTTTCACCCTGGGTTCGCATCTGAACCACTTACCAGATCAGTCGGATCTGTATAAATAGTCAAAACTATACCAGGGGGCCCTTGGTTAGGGCAAAAACCTGTGTGTTTTTCTCAGATCCGGCTTACTGTTGGTCCAAAGCGTCGCTAACAACCTCCGCAACTTGCGCGGTAAGGTTAGCATACTTCGGCAAAAGCTCAGCGCGCGCTAAAAGCGACGTGAGCTTACCGGAAAGGTTGTCGGGTTTAACACCGACATCCCCAGAAACTTTAAACGGACTGGGGGGCCGCATGCTCCTAGTTCGACTTGGAGTCGGAGGTGGAGCAACCTCTAATGGCTTATTCTTAAGATCCTCTGCATCAAATTGGGCCGCCAAATCGGGATCTAAGTAAGAATTGCCAGTACGCCTGTGGTATAACTGTCTGCCGGATTGGCGCATAGCAGTTAAATTGTTCCAATTAGCAAAAGTGCCGCCCGTGGCGGGCTGAATGGCCAAAGGAACAGGGCCCATATAATGGCCCAACATAGCGTCGTCACCAGCACACCTATTAACCCATACCGTGGTGCCATCAGTATCGAAATTATACGTGCGAAGCTTTCCTAATTGAAAAGGAACAGTGTCGGCTTGACTCAAAACGGCCTGAGTGGGCGCCATATTTTGATTATTCAAAGAACCACTAACATAGCGCGCAACTCTGCCAAAAGCAGGAAAGCGCGAATGCAAAGTGGAATCAGTCGTATAAAGAAAAGGCACAGCAACATTATTTGCAGGCACGCCGCTAAAAGTGGGAGGTGCGTTGCCTGGAGCCGAAACCTGATAAAGCCACATGCTCATCTTAACAGGCTGATCACGATATACGTGGTAATCCGTGGAACCACGAGCATAACAATAAGCTCTGGCTGCATAAGAGCCTGGATTCCAAACTGAGCTCTCAAGCGCATCAAGACGCTGAGGTGGTAAAAGATTGGTTTGAATGGCACTACTCCACCAAGGAAGTAAAGCATATTTATCCTCAGCGTCAGGCAACGAAACGAAATAAAAAACAGTGGAAGGCATGGCAATAATCTGTTTAACAGAATTAATATGCTCGCCAACAACCATCTCTGAGGCATTCTCCGCGATGGAAGGTATAACGACGCCCGCCTGGAACCTAGGAACAGCGTTAACACTGGCCGGGAAATCGTTGCCCTTAAAAACCGAAAGTTCAAAATTAGAGCCACCACAAACTTCAACCATGCAGTCAATAGTGGTTGATATGACACTAGACGCATTGATAGTATCCATCACAAACATGGTTAAAGTACCGGTGGCACCATAAAAATCCTTATAAGGAGTGTCTGAAATATAGGGTACATCAAAGTCAAAAACGTTGGAATCCTTAAGGTCAAAAACCTTAGAATAACCAAAAGGATGAGGACCACCCGTAACATCAGGAACCTTCAATGCCACGGATGTGTTAGGCGGCAACTGTGATAGTGAAATCTCACTAGGTGTAAAATAAACAATCACACGTCCGGCGTGCATCTTCGTTTTACCAAAAGTAAAGCGAAATTTCATGTCACCTCTCCATTGGCGAAACATATTGCCCCAATAAAACAAGCCCGTAGGAAAAAAGGAATTAAAAGCGTCAGAAAAGACGGTGGGCGTGCTGTTACTCGCAAGAGTATTGAAATACATAGCAGATGGAGCTATGGGTATTCCCATCTTATAAGTGCCAGAAACGTCAGCATTACTAAGAGTAAAATACTTAACCTGACACCATTGAGAAAGCACAAACGGCAAAGCCATTTCGTCTACATCGGTGGCCGCAAACTGAGGATCAACTTTCAAACGGTTTGAAACCATCGGTCCCATTACCAGAGCATTAGATGGTACATCCACATTATTCTCAAGAATATTGTTGTAAATGTGCATACGCATAGGGGCATCTTGAATGGCCGGTTTAGACCACCCAAAATAACGTATAGCACCAGCCGCTTTACCCAAAAACCAAGAGGTGGGCCCAGCCAAAGACCTAATAGAAGGAATACCATAAGAAAGCCACTTAAAGGTCTCAGACGCCGACGCAACCGCAGAACTAATGGGGTACGCGGCATTTCCAAACTCCTTATCAATAGGCTTGCCAGCTTGAAAATTAATAGTGGTAAGAGCATCAGGAGCCGCACCTACAAGTTCTAAGTCCTCCAGATGGACATATAATCTGTATGTTGGATTGTTACCGCTACCAGTGCGCATGGGCAAAATTGTATTAATGGCGACGACGCCGGTCTGCCACTTAGAGCCCACGGAACCGTCGTTAATAGTCAAATATTCGCGCATGTTAAGATATGGCACGGAAAGCTGTACCATAGTCGTCTCAGAAACATCGAGACGAACGTGGGGAATATTAGTCGCACTACAAGCATACTTAGAACGAACAAAAGTATTAGAATCAGTAGTACTAACGTCATATTGAAAACTAAGACAAGCAACGCCTTGAGAAAAAGGAGTAGCAGCAATTTGCAAAGTAAAAACCGTGCGAAACCGCATGCCATAAACCCCTAAAAGTCGCGTACGTGCACCTGGAAAGAACGTCTCGAAATTAGAATCTGAAAAATTCAACTGAACTGGATTATTACGCGTGTTAAGCGTAAAAGGACCCTGGGCAATAACGCGAGGACGACGAAAATATTCTTTAAGGTCCTGCAACTCCGGCTGCAAAGTGGCTACGCTAGTAGGAACATAGAACTTTCCCAAAACGTCAACTTGCTCACAAGCCTCTTGAGCGAACGTAGTAACGCCTGTGGTCTCTACGCCGTCAATAGCAAGGGATGTAATATTGTCACATACTTCCAGAGCATCCCTCTCTGGTATGACATTGTTAGATTGATTAGAAGCTGAACTTTTATTCACATGCGCCCGTTCAAAAGCTACATGTGTAAACACTCTTCTCTGGTTTTAAAGTCCTGAGTAGTAACAACTTGTTGCATAGAGCATCCTGTCCACTAGTCCAAATTGAGCGTTTAAATCATTTAAAAGAACTTGTGCGTATATAGCTCTAATACCAATTGTCCGAACGCAATAAAACGGCGTTCAAATATGCCTGCTGTCTGCAAGGAAAGCGAGGCACCACGCGCCTGGACAAGCACGCGTAAATTTTTGGCGCATGTTGATTCCAAAGCTCCTCATCATGCATGGAAAGCTCTTCCAAAGCATTCTCCATGACGGAAATCATAATCTCATCATGCAATTTCTTGTTTTTCCCATAATAGAATGTGTACAAAAAAGAGTCCAAATCCGAAGGGCATACAACACGCCCTTTCTTTTTGCGGAAAGATCTCTTAAGAAACGTAATGCAACCCATTTCTGAATGTGAACCAAGCTCAGCAGTTTTGTCGTCGGAAGTGTACTTCATTCCAAAATCCTGCATCACCTGGCCCAATGCTACCTGAGTAACCAAAGGGGCAACAGAATCACAAACATTCAACACATTGTCGTCACCATAAGTGACAGCGGCGCAAATATTCCAAAAATGGCTTGTGTCCTTGCGGACCAATTTAGAAACAGCAGCAACAAGCATAGTCAATGAGTACATCGAGTTCACAATTGTCGTGAACGGATGTCCACTCGGCAAACTCTTATTCCACTGATAAACATGTACTTGATCCGTTCCATTGCCACCAACGTGTCTAGAATGGACCAAATCACACCACAGAACCTTGCGGGCTCTCTTATTCTCTTCGCCATCATCATACCAATCATTAATAAACTCCAAAATTGCCCAAAGAACGGGTGGTTGGAGGGAAGAATCAAACGCCTTAAAATCTCCCGCTATGACCTTATCGCCCTTACGCGTCAGAGCTGTCCAAAGAACCTCCCACTCCGTGTAAGTGCAAATGCCGGGTGCCATCCCACAATGAATGTGGTGCTGCATAACAGCATTCATAAAGGCCCCAAACATCATGCGAAATGCAATGGTGTAATCCATGGGGCTACTCGAAATAAGACGCGTCTGCACCAAATCATTCTTCCTGGCAGGGCGCAACTCATCCTTCAGAAAATCGACGAAAATGTGACACAACCGCGTATTGCTCTTAGCCTGGCTAATAATATACTCGACGCGCTTCTTCAATTCTTGGGCTTTGGGTCCCTCCAAATCATAAACTTCTCCGTAACCAAGATATTCTTTTTTTCCAGGCTTCCTCTCCAAACAATATGGATAGCCAGGGGCTGTGTTACGAGGCACACTCCTGAAATAACCCAAACGTGGGTCTCCCAAAACGGCAGTTTCAAAATCAAAAATGGTTCTTGTATTAGCCCTGGAACAAGACGTGAATGGAATCATCGCCGAATACACAGTGGTGTTCCAATCACCAGGCAAATAATGCGTCACGGGAGTGTTATATGGAGCTATCGCGTTAAGCATAGGATAAACCGTCTTACCATCAATAACAACAGGGCGCAAATGAGCAGGGCTCAAATCAACATCTCCTAACTCGCCAAAGTATTGAGTCTTGTAATATTTAGTGTTAGGATTCAAATTGGGTCCATCAGCCAAAACGCCAATGGGCTGAAAACTACCAGCAGGAAAAAACTCCACATCACCCGACTGCAAAACTACACCGCGATCAGAAGCGTCCTCAAAAAAATCATCCTTAATCGTCTGAAAATACTCCTGCGCCTCTTTAATCATCTTTTGGGTAATGGGCACAGAGTAAGCGCAGCCATTGGGACTACCAGCTACGTGAAAGCCAATAATAGCGCGCCCATTGAATCTCGAACTATCTGTCAAGCACAACAATGAACCACAATCACCATTTTCCGTGGCCGCCATATATTCAACGGCTCTGTCAAGCTTAAAACTCTTGAACTGTACTCCACGCGGACGGTAAATGGGTTTTGAAATCTCAAACATGTTAGTCATAGACCTACCGGCGTCATAACCCGGCATGAACTTATTGCCTACGGAAACCTCGCATACGGGAAGCTTACAATTACGGCCGTTAATGCACTGCAAATCACTCTCTTCAATAAAATTCGTGTCTATCTTGCGGTGTGAGCGAACCTGCCCAAACTCGACAAAAGTGACTTCATCAGCCGCCTTAAATCGGCGAAACTCCTGAAAAGTGGCAATGGGAAACGTGAAATGATAAGCCTCACCCTTGGCTGCTATAAAACGCAGGTCCGTACAACCACTATCCTTGCTACGCTCAATGGAATCGTCAAAATGCGTAGGATATACCGCCAAATTGTCACCAACAAACGTAACAGTACCAAGCACCACGTCCTTAATAGGACCGACACAAATCATCTTGTATCCACTTTCAAAAGCGTTGTGGACGATAGGCGTCATGCCAGCCTGCCGCTCGGCGGCATTGGGATTAACCTTGCCAATAGGTCTATTGCTCTGCAAGCCTCCCTTTAAATCCTTCTTGTTAAAAGGATTTATATACTCAAAGGCCTTCGCCACCAAATCAAATACAAAACCAAAAACCAGTTTAAAAGCTTTCCAAGCCAGCCATATTTTGATTGCGAGTTTACTCAACTCATACGCAAAAATCGTCAAACTGGCAAAGCCGTGTAAGCGAGCGCGAGTATGCACGCTAGCGTTGAAAGCATGTTTCACAGCATTCTCAGCCATCCACTCAAGATCCTCTTGCTCACTTTCATCATTGACTCCTTCATTCATCTTTTCTTTAAGCTGGTCCCAATGTTCTCTTCCACTAAATTCACGACCGGCCTGAAACTCAGGCTCGTCGTAATCCTCTGGATACAACTCTTCGAGGCGAGACATTTCCGCAATTTTTTCGTCCTGGGACAAATGCTTAAACCACTTAAACCATTGGGCCTGCGTCTTAGGTCCGTAGGCTGACCTACTATTGACCAAAAATTCACCTTCCTCAACAGGTCGAATTTCTTCCTGCTGCAAAAGCGGTTGTGCACAATCAAGTTGCGCGCCAATCTTACCCTCAATCAACTTCGGCAAGTTCAAAATATACTTAGTCAAGTCGTCCTTGCAAGCATTGTGCTCTGCATTCTTCTTACGCAAACGCGCAGCAATTCCCTCAATAACTTCAAGAGCAGAATAGGCCTTACGCATATCCGTAACACCAGTACGATAATCATGCTTATACATACGCCAAATATGCCATGGAAACGTCTGCGACTTATTCTTTTCCACTTCGTACTTATTGAAGTTCAACGTACCGTCCTCATTCTTAAATTCCGGCACAACATCCAAAGTGTACGGATGGGCAATGCGGCGATAAACCGCCTCCGGCGCATAAATAGACTCACGCGAATGCTCGAGATTGTCTCTGTTAGTCGTGCCTATAATAAACTGGGAGGTAAAATAAATCTTACCCTTGGAATCCAAATCTGCAAAATTCAAAGGGTAACTCCAGCTAGAGATGGCCCGAATGTCCGAAATAAACTCGTTCTCGTCAACGTTAGGCTGGTCAACAAGCTGGTAAGCGTCATCCTTAACAAGGGTTATCTGTCCGGAATAGCCATTCCAATAGGGCGAATTGCCCTTCTGAAATATGTTACTCTGGACAGCCTCCGGATCATCTCCGCTAATCAAACCGGAGCGAACCATAACGTGACTAGCCATAAACACAGTCATTAAAGTTTTGCCTATACCAGGAGCACCACGTAGCAAAAGAAACTCGGGCTCGACGCGGAAATTCTTACGAGCATTGAGCGATCCCTGATGTGGGCGCAGCAACTCTGAAACGCGAGCCAAACACTCAGTCAACTCTCGCATAAGCGGAGTACCACGATAAATTTCGCGCAAGTCGTAGCCCTCGGCTATCAACTGCACATAGGTGTCTAAAACACTATTGGATAAAGTGAACTCCTTTGACATGGCGTATTTAACCTGTGCGTCTACACGATTACACCAATCTTCCAAAACACTCTTCTTGCGATAAAGCAAAGAAATGCGCTTAGCTGAGAAAAAAGACAATATCCAATTAATGCCTGCCTCAACACACGTGATCGTCCACTCTGCCAAAGCGTTCCAACCTTCTGACATCTTTGGAAAATTTGATAACCTCTTAGCAAGCTCACCAATAATGTAAGGGTTTGAAAAGCTACTAAAATTACGCATACAACTAAAACAGCATACAACCGCTAAAACCTTACCAATCATAGAGCAATCACCATCCTGAGGGCGAGCGTCTGTAAAATAAGAGCCCACATGTTTCCATATGGATTTAGGCATAAAATGCATTATCGCCAAAGTCAAAACAGAAACGGCAATACCACCCGGGTAATAACTAGCAAAATACAAAGCGGCTACAACTATTGGAACTATCCAAAAATCATTAGTAACTGCAGCCTTGACCCTCTCAACAATAGAGCGTGCCATAGCAATAAGTCCACCAGCATCATCCGCTGCTTTAAAAACGCCATCTGCATGGGCGTCAGCTTTCTCCATAACAGAGCGAGCTGACGCTACCAAAGCGGAAACGTCATCGGCAGCCTTCTTACACTGCTCAACAACCTCCGAAGCTTGAGCTTCCATCTTTTTATATTTTTTATAAGTTTTATAACCGAGGTACCCTACCCCAGCTGTAATAACACCAGCAGCAGCCAAAGTACCAAAAATAGCAGCATAGCCTGACTTAACGTCTCCGGCTTGAAAAACTGGAACACGCTTATCACGTTGTTTCTTAATAGACTGCTCGCGGGCCCTCTTTGGCAAATCCTTGAGCAGAAGCGCGTCCCGGCGCTTACGCGCCAATCGCTGAATGCGATCTCGACCAGCACGGTCAATTTCCTTATTCGTCGGAATCTTGAAAGACACATCCGACGGACTCTTAACGAGCACCAAAGGCTTGTTGCGACCCAAAAGTATGGGCACAACCATTTTTTTCCGCTGTTCAGCGCCCAAAACATTGGTGGCTTTACAGACGGGCAATTTCTTGCTCCGTTGCTCAACCTCCGCTGTACTAGCGCGCTTGACGGCATTTTGTTTTTTCACCTTCTTCTCCTTGGCAACGTGCCACTTAAGGCGCCAATCACCATCATCCTGTGGCTCAATGGGCTCCTCAATGCGAACGGACTCAGTCTTTGCAACAATGTCTGAAACATCAATGCGAAAAGAACTGAGACTGGCCTCATCGTTTTGCTCTGCATGCACAGCAGCTAAAACACTGTCATAAAGAACGTCAGCTGCTTCAACTCGAGAGAGCCTATAAAAGGCCTTCTTTGTGGCAGCATACCACTGCATGAGAGCTCCAGTAATGGCGCACTGAAATCGCACCAGCTCAAAACCACGCAACCGATGCTTTGCCATAGCACGCACCTCGTCTGCAATACGAATAAGGTAGGTCGACTCGACCTCCTTAAAGACGTAGCGCAAATGAGCCTCCTCATCATAGGAGTCAAACTCCTTCGGGCAATCATAGTAACAAAACTCGAGCACTTCGTCCAGGATCTCAAAGAAACCAGAAGAAGCATCCTCACACGGCATGAGCTGTTTGCGGAAGGAATTACCGAGAGACGTTGAAATTGCGGAAAGATAATCGCGCTTAGCAGCAGGGGAGAATTTGCTGAAAAACATTTTAAACGTTGTTTATAATGGTTGTATCTGGTTCGTGGGTTGGGGTGAGTTTAGCCTCCTCCGAGAATTCGCCTTTACGCCGGCCAACTAAGCATCCACATTAGTGCGCAATCAATATTGCCACACATCCGTCAAATAAAAAGCTTACCGCTTACCGGCACGCATCATTAATAGCAAACGAATGTTCCTCAACATGGCGAACGATGCCCAAAGCTTCCAGTGCGATGGTTTTCAGAGACAATCGTTTAATATTTCAGCAGCATCACAATAGACGTTGGGCTAACTATTTGACAATCGTTTAATATTTCAGCAGCATCACAATAGACGTTGGGCTAACTATTTGACAATCCCTACCTGAGGGGTCTTGATACTCCAGATACGTCCACAATTCATACCGGAAGGCAACCAGCGCATAGCGCATCGGAATGTGTTCTCACAAGCGACAACAACACATCCATTCCACGGTTCTCATAAGAGTGTCGCAAAAAATTGTGACGTATCGGACGCTCCAAAGTATCCCTGATAAAATCAAGGTCATTAATAAATCTTTATGTAGTACGCGATTCAAAACAAACAAGATTTTAGACTCTTTACTGAGCTGGATAAACGCATTAAGGACAGCCGAATTAACGTAACCATCATTAATGCACCTCCGGAGCACGGGAGTATCAAGCTAGCCCAAAAAAGGTAACCAGTCATGATACACTACGACACCGTACAAGTGCCGGTAAAAAGCTGCAGTGGCAGAACCACT